ACAACGATCGAACTGGCGTAGATAAAGCCCTGACCACCGGAGATTTTGTCGTCTGGATCAAACATGTCTTGCGAAGCGTATGTGTGATTGGTACACACTAATCCCACATTGTATGAACCAAACATGTTCACACAGTTACGCACAAGACTGGTGAGTGCTTTGGGTTTACGACCTAGGTCACCTTTCATCTCGCCTGCATCGAACTGATTCACATCAGTAGGAGTGAGCAACATGCCCAGGCTGTCGATCACGAACATGACCTTGGGACGTTCGCCGTCGGGCAAGGCCTTGTAGTCGCTCATGAATGTGGAGATAGTTTTGGCCACATCGTCAATCATGGCCATGCTGAGTTTAAGCAGCTTGTCCTGGCCGGTATCAACACCTAGTGCTTTGAGCCAGTCTTCGTCTAATGCATTTTCGCTGTCAATCAACACCACATAGATACCTTGTGCCTGTGCGTTCTTGATGATGTTGCCAGAGCAGATGTAGCTTTTACCTGCACCGGATTCACCTGCAAACACAGTGACCTTGCCCAGTGGAATACCTTTATTAAAGTCTCCTGAGATTAGATAGTTCAAGGCATAGTTGCCCGTGGAGATCCAGTCTGTGGGATCGTTGAAACCAATGCTCAATCCTTCGATTGACTTGGTGATTTCCTTGCGGAACTTGCTTACGTCAAATGGTTTTCCCATGTTAATTTCCTTGTTTAAAATGTTCTATTATACAGTTGTATAACTTTTGATGCTCTGTTGTGGTTGGATGTTGAGTGTGTCCTAAGTATTGATCAATAAATTTACCATCAAATCTAATCCAAGATTTATATTCCACTTGGTCTAGTAACATACAAATTTCATTTCTAATGTAGTCAAGGCCAGTTAGTTGATCTAATGGATCTTGTATTGCGGATATTGCATATTCTATGTTGTTTAGTTTACAGTAATCTAGCAAAATTGTCAAGGCTTTTATATGTTCTTTGGCAATAACTAAAAGTCCCTGATGTTTGTATAAAAAATCAAAAATAGCCGAATACTCTTTGTCTTTTGGGTAGCGAAGGCCACCGCTAATAATCCATTTTCGTGTGGCAGGAATACTTATTTCCCAAGTTTGATTTGCGTATAGCAAATCAACCATACAGTTACACAAATAGGTTTCTTCATCAACTTCGATATCTAATCTCCATAGCGTAGGTAAAATAATTATTACCCTTGACACATCTAGATTCTTAAGGTAAGCCAACGACTCGGTACAAATGCCCTTAATGCCCATGCCAGCCTTGGCTACGATGTATGATGAATGAGTTTTTGCATATTCAACACTCCACGGTATGTCAGATTGCCAAACCGGATCTGTAAAACTACATCCAACAAGTAAATGTGGGGTACTCATATTGCTGCAAATTTTTTAAATATTTTATACTTTTTCAATGATACTGTAGGCATATGTTGGATCAACGACGTTGCAGTTTCTGGACATTGGGCACAAATAGAATTTGATTTTCCAAAATTGTCAATAAATCGAACAATGTCTTCAAAACTGGAGTCTACGCTTATTCCACGATCAATGAACTCTTCCCAATGTTCTCTAGTGTACGGGTTAACTTTATCCAATACCTCCTTGAGTAATCCAGCTGTGCTACATTTATAAATTTTTCCATTCCACAACAACGGACATGTCTTTTGTACACATAATGCAAATGCCTTGTCAGGGTCACTGTAGTGAGGCATCATGTCCTGGTATGTTCCTTGATATGTCATAAGAAATTCTGTTGGACGATTGATTTGAAAGCGAACTCCATTGGACAATGCCCAACGATTGATGCCGTATTCTGTTACCGGTTGCCAGGGCCTCGAAGAGAAAATTTCTTTGATTTTCTCTTCAAGCTCATCATTATTACTGTGTACTGTAATTTTTAAAATTACATTGCCAATTTCATCAAACAGTTGTAATAAATCTCTAACCGATTTTATCAATAGCCCATTTGTTGTAAATCTAAGTTGAGTAGACGGCATTAAATCTCGACAGTTGTACAACCAAGATTCAACTTCTGGATTAATCAATGGTTCTCCCCCAATTATTCCAAAATCTCCAATATTTATTTTTTCTAGCCAGGGCTCAATCCAACTCTTAGCTTTTGCCCATGGTACATATCCTTTAAAAGGAAGATCAGAATAATTTGTACAGCCTTGGCAGCTTAAATTACAAGCCTGAGTGGCCATGGTTTCTAAAAAAGGCAATGACAGTTTCATCTAAACTTTTCTAAACATGTTAGATAGTCTTGACTAAAATAATGATTGTAATTATATTCAATAGTTTCTAATTCTAATTCATATAAGTCTCTCAAGGCTTCTGATGATAATTTACTAAATTTATTAAGCATGGTTACAAGCTCGAGTAATCTTTCAACTGGATTCACTATGGTGTCAAAATTATAATTAAATAAACGAGTATATTTTTTAAATCCATAACACCGTTCCAACATGTCATGCCATAATGGCTGACTATACGCTACAAACAATCCTCGAGTAATTATACTATATAAAAATTTTTCTCCATAAAACGGATAATAACTAGTTGCCATAGTCTCACTTACAAGATGTACAAAACTACCAGTAAGTTGCCGCTCAAGTGTGTAAATATTTTTTGAGTGAGCGAATCGTTCATGACCAAAACTATGAATTGTGTTATAGAATGCAAGGTTGGCTGAAAAAAACTTATTATAAAATCTATTTCTATCTCCTACATAATCTGAGATATGGCCATCAATCGTATCTTTAGAAAAAACAAAATTTTTACTTGAATATTTTGGATCAAACAAGCCAAAATTATTAAGTATTGAAACTAATAATTTGCGACTCACATGAGCAGATCCATTAAAACTACATAAAAAATTTTCAAACGTCAATGATGGATGAATCCTATAATTTTGAAAATGATCAAGCACATCATTATGATCTTTAACTGAAAAAACAAAATTAAAATTTGGATAATTGTCTTTTATTTGTTGATTAACAATATATTCTGTAATAACTGTTATATCTCTTCTAGCAGTTAAATTACTCAACCTATTCAATACTGGAGATCTATAATTTATATCGACCCCGCCTAGGTGATCTAAAATAACCAAAGCAGGGTCGTTGTCTATTAAAAAACTATTGTATTGTGCAGGTTGAATAATTTGCATCGATTACTGTTTTTGCCGACTACGGATCATGGCCAAGATATCCTCGGCTTTCTTGTTGCCTTCTGCTGGCTTGGCCACTGGTGCTGAGGCCACAGGAGTGTCATCGTCTTCAAACGCATCCACCGGTGCTTTGGCCGCAGGTGCTTTGACTGCCGGAACATCCTCATCCACATCTGCTGCGGCAGCACCGCTAGGCGCTTGCATACCAGCAGGACGGAAGTATTGTCCCCAACGCTCCATGTCAAACGCCTTGCCATCTACTGATGCTTCGAACATTTCTTTCATGACCCGCAGTTCCACATCAGTGGGCTTCTTGGGCAAGAATGTGCTCAAGTCAAACAGGCCGTGTGTTTCGATGGCTGCTTGTTCTTCTTCGGTAAGCGCGGATTCTTTTCTAGCCCACTTTGAAGTGTTGTAGTCCGCGTAGCCGCCCTTTTGTGTCTTGGTGATACGGAAGTCCAAGCCACTCATGGTGTCTGTGGGCAGGTTTTCCAATTCAGGATCCATCAACGCACTCTTGATCAAGGTGAAGATCTGTGGCCCAATGATGAAACGACGGATTGGGTTAGACGGTGTCTTGTCATCAGCGATGGGGTTCTCACGCACAAAGCCTTGAAACACATAGCTGCGTTTTTTCCAGTATTTGCGGCCCATGTCTTCAAGACTGGGATCCTTGAACCAAGGGCTGACCTCGGAAAGGATTGGGCAAGTTTCGTTCCACATGTGCATGCATGGTACCTGCACCATTACCTGTTTGGAATCCATTTCTCCTTTGACGCCATTGAATGGCAGTCGGATCATGGCCCGTTCCACCCAGAAGAATGTGTTTTTGGAGTTTGCGTCCGGTAAGA